ATTGCCGGACAGCCGCCAGATGTATCAGCAGGTCCATCGCATTTGCATGCGCGGCGTCAAAGCCCACGAACTCGAACGCACGACCCGAGGCGCCTTCGTCCTGGCCACCACGCAGGAGGATGGACGCTATGCGTGACGACAGTGACGACAGTGACGACAGTGACGACAGTGACGACAGTGACGACAGTGACGACAGTGACGACACTTTTGCGTAATGCTTTCCAGAACAATAGGTTACGCTGTGACAAAACAATACGAAAAATTATGTCGTTCTTTCACAAGAACTTAGAGGAAAAACCGTGGAAATTGTCGTCACTGTCGTCACAGGTGATCCAGGCGTGACGACAGCAGATGGACCGCATGGCCGTAGGGCAAGAGGCCATTGTCGTCACTGTCGTCACGCTTTTCCTCGCGCGACGCGCGCGCGAACGGAGAGTAGGGCCATACACACCTGTGTATAAATTTTGTACTTTTGTACTTTCGTATTTTCTTACCCTGGAGGATGTATGGACGATACGCAGCTGCTCCGGCTGGTCGAGCTGGCCTTTCCAGAGATGACCACTTTTGACCGCGAGGTGTACGCCCATGCCCGCCTGCGAGTGCTCACGGGCGCGCCGCTGAAAGACGCGCAACGCACCCATCTGCGCCGCCTGCTCACCGTGGTCGAACGCTTGCGCCCGACCATCACCAAGGCGGCCCCGGAGCCCCTGGACCCTGGCGTTCGCCAGGGTCCAGGGCAGGCCGAGGCGGGCTAGGCCGTTTTTGGGCCCAGGATGCCCCAGATTTCCACGACCGCCTGCAGGGGAGTCTTCTCCCCAGGGAGGCCACGATGTCCGACGCTTTAGCCCCCTATATGCCCGCAATCGACCCGGAGGCCATTGGCCGCGCCCTCCTGGTCGGCGATCTGGCCAAGCTCAGCCCGGAGGATCGGATTCAGTATTACCTGGCGCTGTGCCATTCCAGCGGGCTCAATCCCCTGACGCGCCCCTTTATCGTGCTGCGCAGCGAGGCCGGCGAGATGGTCTGGTACGCCACCCGCGAGTGTGCCGAACAGCTCCGGAAGCGCCACCGCGTCTCGATGCGCGTGCTCTCCCGCGAGCGCACCGTGGACGGGCTCTACATTGTCACCGTGGAAGCGAGCACCCCGGAGGGACGGATCGAGCAAGCCCAGGGGATTGTGCCGATTCTCAAGCCGAAAGGGACGTGGAAGACCACCGAGAGTGGCAAGCGCTATTTTCAGGAGGGCAAGACGGCGGACGGGGAGCCGCTCCTGGCGCCGCTCACCGGCACCGAGCTGGCCAACGCGCTGCACAAGGCGGAATCGAAGGCGAAGCGGCGCGCCACGCTGGCGCTGTGCGGCCTGGGGCTGCCGGAGGTGGACGAGCGGCAGACGGCGCAGGCGGTGCGCTTCGACCCGCAGACCGGCACCCTGGACGAGCCCCCCGAGCCCGAGCCGCTGCCGCAGGAGCCGGCGCCGGTGGGGCGCGAGGCGGCGCAGCGCAACGTCGCTCTCTTGTTTGATCGCAGCGAGGGGAAGCCGGAGCCCGTGGACCATCCGGCGTAGGCTGTGCGCCCGGCAGTGCGTCACCACTGCCGGGCAGGGCGAGGAAAGGAATCCTATGGAACACCAAGAGCATACCTATACACCGATCGACGTCACACCTGACCTGGCGCAGCACATGCTGATCCATGAGATGTATGCCAGGCAACGACCAGCGATTCCCATGACGATTCAAAATTATGCCCTGCAAATGAAGGCGGGAACCTGGCGGCCATGGAGTCTGATCGCCGCATGTGTCTTGCATGGGAAACGGTCTTGCATCAATGGCAAGCAACGGCTCTCCGCTATCGTGCTCTCCGGCGTCACGGTCCCACTCGTGCTCGAAGAGATCCAGGTCCAGACCGAGGAAGAGATTGGCGAGTGGTATGCGATTCACGATCAGCATGACCGCCGCTCGCTTGCGGTGCGCTTTGATGCCTTGAATCTTCCTGACACCCTCCAGTTCAATAAAAGCCAGGCCAAGCTCCTCAGCGCGTGTTTACCGCTTATGGCTTCGGGATTTGCGCCCGCCTCCCGTGGGATGAGCCTCCGGATGTATACCGATAATGTCATGATTCGTCGGGCCTTTATGCATGAATGGAAGGAGGAGGCCCACATCTTTTTTCAATTGATTAAGGGAGCCTCCCAGGCAATCACCAGCTCCCTGCGGCGTGCCGCAGTCATGCCAATCGCTCTTGTGACGTTGCGTTTTACAGGCACCGATGCTGAAGAGTTCTGGCAGAACGTGGCGATGAATGATCGCTTAGCAAAAGATGATCCACGGCAGGTGTTGCATCTGTTTCTCCGGACTTCCAATGTGTTGACCATTGATTGGCATGTCCTGTGTCGTTATCCAGCTACGGCATGGAATGCCGCCTACGAGGAACGTGCCATCCAACATCTGCAAATTGGCAATGCTGAGAGACCGCTGCGCCTGGAAGGTACACCGCATACGGGCAAAGAGATCTTGAGGTATATCACCCCGCGGGGAGAGATGCTACACACCCCGCGTCCTTATAACCCGGATACATGGCAGCAGGAGATGTTCTCAACGAATGGTCACTAAATCTGTAACCCTGGGGAGAGTCACTAAATCTGTAACCCTGGGGAGAGTCACTAAATCTGTAACCCTGGGGAGAGTCACTAAATCTGTAACCCTGGGGAGAGTCACTAAATCTGTAACCCTGGGGAGGAGGGCGAACGATGTGGACTGATGAGAACATCCGTAGGCAATATATGTCTGCCAGGGAGAAGGCAATCTATCACGCGAGAAAAGCGCAAGGGCTTTGCCCCCATTGCGGCAAGCGACAACCCTATCGTGACATGGTCTCGTGTCTGCCCTGCCGTGCCCGGCATAGCCGCTATAGCCGCCATTATAACTACCGCCAACGCGAGATGCGGCGCCAGGGCTTACGGAAGGAGCCTGAGGATGCCGCCGACTAGCCCCGAGAGCGCCCCATCTGCCTGGGTGCTGCGCTGTCCGTGCTGCCAGGGCGGGCTGGTCTATGCCCTCTCCACGCCGGAGACCGAGCAGGGGTTATTGCACTGGCTCATGCAGGAGATCGCGGCCAGTCCGGCGGTCGAGCGTGGCCCCATCGACCGCCTCTGGGACATCGACTACTGCACATGTACAGAGGAGTCCCTTCATGCCTGATCCGACACCCCGCCAGCGCCACCGTATCGCGGGACGGGGCCTGCTCCGTGTCGCCGCCCGGCGCTGGCTGCTCTGGGGCAGTCTGGTGCTCCTGCCTGGTGCCGGTACGTGGGGTGCTGGGGGGCATTCCGCCCCACCGCACCAGGCCCCCGCTCCCAGCCCGCAGAGCCTCTCCTGGCCCTGCCACGCCGCAGGTGGCACGCCCGGGCGCTGTACCCTGACTCACACGCCGTCTGCCGCGCAGGACCTGCCCACGGAGCTGCTGGAGCCCACCCTGGAGGTGCTGGGCGAATTCCCCACCGTGGCCGCCAATCGGGCGTCGTTTAACTCGCCCATCACGACCTTTCCCTCGCCCACGGCCCCCGAGCAGGATGACGTGTATGTCGTGGCACTCACCCCGACCAATGAGGTAGCGGTCAGGCGCTACGACGGCGCCGCTGGCACCTGGAGCGCGCCCAGTGTGGTGACCACCAATTACCCCGACATCCATACCACGCCCGGCCTGGCCGTCGATACGGCGGGCGTGGTGCATGTGTGGTCCAACATGCACTCAACCCCGTGGCAGTACTGGCGGGCGCAGGCGCCATCGAGCGTCGCGGCCTGGACGTTTCTGGGCCAGCCGGCGGGGCCCCACCCCAACAAAAGCACCCCAGGCAACGCCGGGTGCACCGGCCAGTGTCAGGTCGACTGGACGACGGATGAACCGGGCATTGCCGCCCTGCCCGGCAATCAAATCACCTACCCGCAGCGCACCTATACCGTGGACGGCAGTATCGTGCTCAGCTTCCGCGAGTGCGTGCAGTGCAGTGCCGGCTATCACGATCGGCGCTGGTCGACCGGCATGGCGCGCTATGACGTACAGGCGCAGACCTGGCGCCGCCTCGGGCCAAGGCCGTTCGCGCAGGGCCACAACCAGGCCCTGGGGGATGCCGATCATTACCGCAGTAACCAGCTGTTTGTGTACGGCGATGCCACCGGCAGGCTGCATGCCTACCACTTCCGCTGCCTGCAGTACAGTGAGGAACAGGGCGGGCAGCACTGTTACGCCAATCCCAATGCGTACATCTATGTGGCGAGTGACGATGGGGGCCAGACCTGGCGCGACGCCCAGGGGGTGCCGGTCACGCTGCCGCTCACGTACCAGCAGGAGCCGGTGGCCATCAGCTCGCAGCTTTTTGCGGGGTCGTCGGACAGTGACGCCCGCTACTGGCAGACCGGCTGGCTGACCGCCAACTGGGCGCACCAGCCGTGGATTGTGGCGGTCATTAATAACGGGAACTATGCCGGGGCGCCGCGGCATCATTACACCGTGGCGCAGGGCACCTGGATCGCGCCAGGACGCATCCTGCCGTACGCCGCCAGTCAGGTCATCGGCTCCCCGAATCCGGCCATCTGGCTGGCGCTCAGTAGTGGCATGCGGCTCTTTCGGAGTGAGGATGGCGGCGTCACCTGGACGCTGCTCCTGGAGGAGCTGACCACGCCGGGGCAGATTGCCTCGACCATTCCGTGGGACCACCGCGCCTGGCACCGCCGGCGCCTGCTGTATCTGTACGCGCAATACGCCGCCGACGGGGGCGAGCGGGTGCGCGTGTATCGTGTCCGCTTCGGGCGCTAAGGCGCCAGGAGGTGCCCCATGCCCCCACCCCGTAAGCGCTCCACGCGCCCCCGTGTCCCTGGATCGGAGTCCAGGGCAGGCGCCGTCCAGCGCCTCGAGACCTCGGCCGCGGCGTATCATTGGCCGTGTCCGCACTGCGCCTGTACCCGGAATCTGCAGGTGCTTGGCCGCGAGGTCTGTAGCAACTGTCTCCACCGGCACACCAACCCAGAGGAGAAGCCGACCGATGCCGCCTAGTGTCATTCATCGCCTCACCCATCCCGGCGACTTCACCGCGGCCACCGTGGCCTGCAGCGACCCCCGCGCCACCCTGGCCACCTGGAACGTCGCGGACGTCACCTGTCCCGAGTGCTTGCGCCCGTGCACCTGTGGCCCGGGCGTGCCCCTGTGCCCGGCCTGCAGCACCTGGAACAAAGTCCACCGCTCCGGCCCGACGACGCTGCCGCCGCTGAAGACGGAGAAGGCGTTTCAGGAGGCCGTCAAGCGGTTCGCCTTCGACCACGGGTGGATGTATTACCATGTCTACAACGCCAGAAACAGCCCGGCTGGCTTTCCGGACGTGACGCTGGTGCGTGTGGATCCCGCTGGCGCCGGTGCCAGGCTCGTCTTTGCCGAGCTGAAGATGCCCGGCAAGGTGCCGACGGCGGCGCAGCGCCAGTGGCTGGAGGCGCTCGACCGGGTGCAGCACGTCACGACGTATGTGTGGCACCCCGACGACTGGGGGCAGATCGAGCGGGTGTTAGGATGACGCCCTCCGCCTGGCTCGTGCGCTTGACTGATCTCTGCGACGACCCCGTGCTGGTCAATCTCGCGCTGGTGACGTCGATCATCGTGCACGAGAACGGTTCGACCTGTGTGACGTTTGTCTCTCGTGACTGGATGCTGGTGCAGGAACCCGTGGACACCATTGCGACGCTGATCGCCGCGCCCGCCGCGCGGCCGGCCGCCGACGAGGAGACCCCGTGAGCGACACGACACGCGCCGTCTGGCGCTTTGCCCTCGGCGAGCCCGTGCGCTGGGCGGGGGATGGCGAGGTGTACGCGATTACGGCACGCCGCTGGGTCGAACGGAAACTGGTGCCGCCGTATGCCGAATACGCCATTGCCGGCGGTGCGCAGTGGGAAGTCGAGGCCGATCTGGAGGCGCTGGAGGAGCCGCCCCGGCCCTCACGGGGGATGACCGGGGCGGCAGATACCGACAGTCCTTGAGCGGGGGATGGGCTACTACCTCCCACCTTCCCAGCCGCAGACTAACACACCTGCACCCGGAAAGACAAGCTCTATGCGGGGGAGGGGGAGCGATGCGTGTCTTGATTGCCTGCGAATGGTCTGGCCGTGTCCGTGATGCCTTCCTGGCGCTGGGTCACGACGCCGTCAGTAGTGATCTGCAGCCGTCCATGGCGCCAGGGCCGCATTATCAGGGGGACGTCCGGGATCTCCTGGGGGCAGGCTGGGATCTGCTGATCGCGTTTCCGCCCTGTACCTATCTCGCCGCCTCCGGCGCCCGCTGGTGGCCGATGCGGCAGCAGGAACAAGCCGCGGCGCTGGCCTTTGTCCAGACGTTACTCGACGCCCCGGTGCCCCGCATTGTCCTGGAAAACCCGGTGGGCTGCCTCAGTACCCGGCTGCGTCCCCCCGATCAGATCGTGCAGCCCTGGATGTTCGGGCATGCGGAGATCAAAACCACCTGCCTATGGCTCAAGCACGTGCCGCTCTTGCAGCCCACCGTGCTGACGTTCGCACCACGGGAACAACGCTGCTGGCGCATGGGACAGAGCCGGGGGCGGGCGCAGGCGCGCAGCCTGACGTACCAGGGTGTTGCCAGCGCCATGGCGCAGCAGTGGTCTCACCTGGAAGGCCCGCCCCGCGCCAGAGACGTCACCGACCGGCGCCGGCGCTGAGCCCGCCCCGCGCCAGAAGGTCATGCAAGGTCAGGTTCTGGCGCACGGACACCACGCCGCCACGAGCTGCGTGATGGGGGCGAGCAATTAGGACTCGTGGGCTTTGTGCCACACATCTTGCGCCTGCAGCCAGTCCACCGTATTGTGGAGGATCTGCACCGTCTGCGGCGCCAGGCCAAAGCGCTGCTGGTTGATGGTGAGGCTCTGATACAGATCCCCATCGGCATGTCGGAGCGTCGCCGCCTTCCAATCACACACCATTTCCAGCAGGTCAATCAGCGTCATGCCGTCCACCCCGTTGGCAAAGTGCTCCGGGTGATGGCGGTAGGTCTGATAATGATGCTGAATGGCCGGCTGCTGCGCCTTCAAGACGGCGCGGTACTCCGGAGAGCCGTAGGTGAGACCGCGCAGCAGATCGGTAATGACGTCATAGGCTTCGACCTCTGGCGGTTCGAGCTTCGATTGATCGTGCTGTTCGCCGCGTGTGAGCAGTTCGCGGATACAGACGTTCAGGTAATTGCGCACCGTTTCCATATGGCGCAGCGTTTTATAGCGTTGTGGCGTCATCGCCAACCTTTCTGTGCAGGACCAGGGTTATTCTCGTTCAATGGACGAGAGGTCCCACAAGCATAATCGCCCCAGCGGCAGGAAACCGGAAACGCCGCAGAAGCTTTGTTTATTGATGGCGCCTGGTGCGCCAGGGACTGTCCTCCAGACCACGCCAGCCGTGCTGCTCAGTCCATACCACGCGCCCGCCCGGGTCCGCGTCCAGCCGGTGCGTCTCGCAGTGGCAACAGCGCAGGCACAGTAAGGTACGCTGCGTGTGCGTCGTGTGGCACAACAGGTCGAGCGGCTGGATGCTGGCACAGGCATCGCAGACGAAATGGTGGGGCATGGCCGAAAGCATTAGCGTCGCTCCCGGGTGGCCGGCTGGTCCAGACAGAGTCGCGTACTGACGGCCACCTCCCCCTTGAGCCTGAGACACAGCGAGGCCGGCACCTGCGGGAAGGTGAGCGCCTCACTCCAGGTCTGCCCGCCATCCGTGGCCACCTCCAGCACCACCGCGCCCTCAGGTTCTGGCGGGGCCTGGGTGCGGCAGGCGGCCGGAATCGGTCCCAGGAGCTGTTCCATGACGGCGGTCACGTCCACCGGCGGATACCCCGCCTGTTCCAGCGCCGCCACAATCCGCGCGTTCATCGGCCAGGGCCACAGCGGCTGGCTGGTCACCGCGCCGTTCACCACCTGATGGCACAATCCGGCATACTGCGTCCACAGCGACGCGCCGCCGGTGGCCTCGGCCAGCGTCGCCCCGTGCCGTATCGCACCTGGCGTCCAATTCGTGGTAAAGGTGGGCGGGGTGCCGCCAATCGCCGTCAGCTCGTCCACCCAGTTCGGGCCCCCGGCTGGTCCCTGCGAGGCTTTGGTAAAGTGCGCGCTCTGTTTCGTGGCCATCTCGGGGGGGAGGAAGGTGACCAGTTGCTGCAGCCGGGTGCGCTCGGTGGGGTGATAGTCGCCGCTCTGGGCATGACTCCCCGCGTCACTGGTGGCAAACAGCACCCGCTGGGGGGAAAAGACCGCCCCGGGCGCGACGTAGAAGATGGACGCCAGGATGCTCGAGTCCTGCGTGCCAAACAGGTTGAGCACCCCTTCGGGTTCGGTGACGCGCCCCTGCGTGTCCCACGTCGCCAGCAGATTTTCTGCCAGCACCGTATCCTGGCCATAGCCGATTTCGGTGGACGCCGACGGGTTGCTGGTCTGGTGGAGATTGGCTTCCCAGCGCGTCCAGCACCGCCGGATGGTATTGCTCCGGGGCCCGCCACCCCCCGAGCCCGCGGTGATCTGCTTGCGTGCCGGGCCAAAGGCGGCACAATCTTCCAGCGTGTTGCGATACCCGCTGATGGTGATCTGGCCATCGCCACCGGCCCCGACATCCCAGGTTACGATGCGCCGCACGATCCAGTCGGAGCCGCGCAAGGCCAGATTGATGTTATCGCCAGCCCGCACATTGACGCCCTCGAGCACCCCAAAACTGCCCTGCAGGTCAGCGGGACGGCGCTTGTCCTCGCCATCGATGAGCACCAGCCCGTCCGTGAGCGCTCGGATGGTGATGGGCTGCGTCTCCGTGCCGGCCATGGTCGTGGGGGCCTGAATCATGTTGGGGGTGCCACGGTAGACGCCATCGACCAGACATAACACACTGCCGGGCTGCGCCACCGCCCAAAATGATGCAATGGTCATTGGTTGGGTCACCGATGACCCATTCCCTGCGCCATTGGGGGCAGCGTAGTGGGTGCACGGGGCCGCCAGCAGCAGGCGGGGCAGGAGGAGCAGGAGGAGCAGGACATACAGCGACATAGCGCACCTTATCTCTCGTCCAGAGGTTTACAGCGGGCTGCGAGCTCGATTTGCGCCTTCTGGGCCTCGAGGAGCTGCGCCCACAGGGTGCTATTGACCAGGTGGACGCGCTGCACCTCGCGCGTCAGGCCCCAGATGCCCAGCCCGGCAAAGAGCAGCGTGAGCAAGAGCGTTATCGGCCCGCCGCGCTCGACGACGTAGAGCACCATGCCGAGCCAGCCGCGGGCGTTCTCCGGCGAGGGCAACGCCATGCCCGGCTCTCCTAGACCAGTAGCTCAAACAGGTTAGTCGCGTGGCCGGCCGCGATAAACCCGTTGATCGCTTCCACACTACTCACCGCCGCAGTCAGTTCGGCAACCGTGAGATCGGCGTTGGCCCCTGCAAAGTCCTCCTCCGTCAAGGTGTTCCCGAGGTCTAAGGCGTCCCATTGGCGCCGCGCCGCCATGAGCGCGTCGAGGGCGTGCAGGAAGGTGGTGGTATGCGAGCGGTACCGGGAGATGAAGTCGCTGTTGTTGGCCACACGTCTTCTCCTATGCGGTGGAACTATCCGTCATCAGCCCCAGATTCGCCAGCGCCGTCAGCGCTGACGCGAGTGCCGCGTTGCCGCCCCGGCTGCCCGAGACCGTCGGGCGGGCCACCGCGGCACTGCCGTAAAAGCCCAGGCGCGCCGCCGTGCCATCGGCTTCCACCCGCAGCCCCTCGCGTGCCGCGGTGGCGTCGTAGGCACTCACCGTCAGGCGGGCCGTCCGCGTGGCATCGGTTGACACCACCCAGCTACTACTGAGCAGGGCCTGGGCCCGTTCTTGCACGCTACTCTGCCCGACAAAGAGTTGCGAGCCCTTGACCGACAGCTCCTGGTAGCTGGCGCCGCTGCCGAGCGTCGCCGTGAGCGTGGTGCCCAGGCCGCTGAGGTCGCCCAGCACATGGGTGGTGCCATCCTCCGTGCGCACCTGCAGGCTGCGCTTGCCCGCCGTGCCGCCGCGGTCGACGGCGGTCAGTTGCACGGTATCCGTGGGCGAGGTCGTGGGGGCGGTGCCCGGCCCGAGCGCCAGGCCATGCGCCAGATTGGTGCCGTGCGTCGTCACGCCCAGCAGCAGGTTGCCGGCCTGGGTGACGCGCAGCGCTTCGGCCGCGGTGGCCGAGGCCCCCGGGCTGAGAAGCAGCATCCAGCGGGCGCCGGTGCGCCCCTGCGCATCGACGCTGTCAATTTCCACCCGGTTGCGGCACATCACGGTAAAAGCATCGGCGCTATCAGCGGCATTGCGCACATAGCCCGTTATGGTCAGGCCGCCGATCTGGGCGTCGAGGGGCAGGCGCCCCGGCACCGCCGCGGTGCCCAGGGCTTTGCGCAGAGCCAGAGCGCCGGTGGTGGTGAGGGCGGCGGCGTACTGCTCCAGCGTCACCACCGCCGACTGGCCCTCGTCCGCCAGGACGTGCACCGCCGAGGTCGGGGTGGTGGTGCGCAGGCCCAGATTGGCGCTGCCATCGAGGGTGAGCGGGCTCGCCTCCAGCGCCGTGCCCGATGCGGCATAGCGCGCCACGCTGAGCGCCGTGCCACTGGGCGCGACGCGGGCATCGAGGGCGGCTTTGACGCCGGCCGGATGCGTCGCGCGGGTGGTGTCGATGCCGGGGGTGGTTTCCGCAGGGGTGGCCAGTTCGACAATCCCGGCCACGGTTTCTGAGGCTGGTGGCACACTCGAACCACTGGTAAAGGCCGGGGCCGTGACATTCACCCCATCACAGACCAGAATGAGCCAGCTGGCTTGCGGGATGACCGCGCCACTGCCGTCGGCGGTCGTCACCGTCAGGGTGAAGGCCCCGGTGGTCAGGTTGCCGGCGAAATAGACGCGCTCGGCACTCGGCACAATCACCGTGCGGTCCCCGGTCAAGGCGCCGGTGAAGCACAGCGTGGCGTGATGGGCTTCGCCGCCCACGGTATCGGTGAGCGTCACCGTCCCCGCCCCGGCCACATCTTTGCTCAGATACCCGGCCAGGTTGAGGGCGAGCTGGTCGAACCATTCGTTACTGCGGGCTTCTTTCTGCGCCTGGCCTTCGACCAGGTAGATGCCTTTGATGGTGTCGGTGGCCACGGTCATCAGGCGGCTCCTTGCACGTCGATATTATCGAACCACGTGGTATACCCCGAGGTGGCCATGTTGGCGTTGGTCGAGCCAAACCCTTCGCCCACCGTGCCCGCCCCGGAGGCCAGCGGGGGCGAATCGACATAGGTAAACTGGCTCACCAGGTCGCTGTAGTCGAGCGCACTACCGAGCCAGGCTTCAAACACCGCGCCGCCGTCTTGAAAATCCCATGCCAGCCGCATGGTGAGCACGTCGGCACTATCGGGCACCAGCGCAAACGCCAGCTGCGTGCCAATCGCCAGGCCACCGCTGGTGTGTTTGGTGAGGCGCAGGCGGTGCGCGACACTGCTATCGCGCATGAACGTCAAGGTGTAACAGGTCCCGCTGAGCGTGATATCGCGCTGCGACTGCCCGACACTGAGGCCATACATGCAGGAGTCCGGAGCGGCCACGGAGCGCTTGCAGGCCAGGCTCATGATGCCACGGCGCAGGCCGACGGGCAACCCCAGGGTGGTTTTGGGCACCAGCCAGCGGCGGTCGTTCAGGGCGGTGGTTTTGGTATACGACAAGGAACTGCCCTGGATGCCCGTCACGCTATCGACGATCATCGCGGGCCCTGCCGCGCCGTAACTGTCAAAGTCGCTCAGAATGAGTTTGGCTGGTTCGGCCATGGCGGCTCCTTAGTCAAACGTGGCATACCACGTGGGGATCACGGCGGGAGGCCAGGCCACGTTCTCGCCGTCCCAGCGCCAGCCCGTGGTCGTCTGCAGCCGCGTTTCCTCGCCCAGCAGCCCGGCACGCAGATGCCGCACCCCGACGGTGAGCGCCGCTTGCGCGCTGCCAAAATCCTCCTCTTGCAATGCCAGGGTGTACACCAGGGTGCCAGGCGTTTCGGCACGGGCCGGATGCGTCGGGCGATAGGTCTGCACCGCCACCGGCGGGTCAGTGGCCGTATACACTGTGACGTCATCCTGCCCGAGATCATCCGCATCATAGGTAATGCCGCTGAGATCGATCCAGGTCCCCCGCACCCGACTCCGATGGAGCCACGTGATCGTCCACACGCCGGTGTCGCTACGGCTGGCCTGGACGCTCACCGGCGCCCAGGGCCGCCCGTGCACGCCGCGAAACGGCACGGCCTGCTCGGTCACGGCGGCAATGTTTGTGCCGCTGGGGACGGCCTTGTAGTGGCGCGTCAGGCCAATATCGGGGGTGCGGAGGGTGCGGGTACGATTGCGCAGCACGGCATTGAGGAGCACAAAGGAGACAGGAGCGCCAGAGGGCAGGCGCTGCTCGGTCCCCCGGCTGCCGCGGCGCAGGATACGCAGCTCGTAGGTCTCGAGTGCCGTGGCCGTGACGTGCACGAAGGCCACACACTCCTCACCGAGCATGGCATAGTGTGGGGCTTCCTCGCTGGCGGAGGTGAGCGGCGGGGAGCCCGGGCGCAGGACGACGGTGAGCACGCTGACGCGGTCCCAGGTATGGAGCTGCACGACCGGGGAAACACTGGCCACGGTGCCGACCGTGGCCGCGGTCTGATACAGCATGACGGCCTGGTAGCTGGCGCCGCCATCGGTGGATTCAAAGATCGTGGTCACCGGGAAGAAGTCCCCCACGCCGGTGCTGCGGCACACCGCAAAGCCAAGTCGCAGGCTTTCCACGTCGTCATCGAGCGGCGGATATTCGACGACAAACAGCTCGACCGCCGCTGGCCGCTGGATCACGATCACCCCGCCGGGCTCCTCGGCCGGGAAAGCGGCGAAGTCTTCATAGAGATAGCTGCGATGGCGTACCGTCTCCCAGTGCACCCGATTATCACTGCCGGTGGTGCTTTTCGTAAGCCGCACATCGTAGATCTGGCCCTCCGTCGTGGTGAGGGTGACCAGATCGCCGGGTTCGAGGCGGCTCGCCATGGGCGGCAAGGCTACGGTGGCGGCATAGCGCGCCAGGCCGGGCTCATAGAGCAGAATTTCGGCCAGATTGCGCGCCATCTGCGCATCGTCAAAGGCGACCGGGCTGTTGTGCACCACGGCGATACGCGGGCCATCATGGGGCCGCTGAATGGTTTGTTCGGCGGTGTGGAAGTGGCGCGCCGGAGCCGGGTAGACCACGGTGACTTCCGTGGGGATCTCCTGGGGTTGCGCGCGTTCGACGGTGAGGCTGCCCTGGTGGCTATCGTCGTCACTGGCCAGACTGGCCGCCTCGGCAATGGTCGCCACCGGGCTGCCGCCTTTGAACAGGTAGCGCAACCCGGTACCCGTTTCGACGGCCAGGAACTGATAGGACATGGCCAGGTCTTCGAGGGGCCGGGTGGCCGCGGCGCTGCCAAAGATGGCATAGTTGACCGGCGTGGCATCAAGGCCACTGACATCAATCCAGGCCGGGGGCATCCCGGCCCGCAGATTGAGATCGCGCACCACGCAGGCTAGGGCATTGTGGGCTTCGGGGAAGGCCGCGGTGGTGGCGTCTGCGCCCAGGCGGACCACCGCCCGCGCCTGCGCACAGACGACCCAGCAGGTGCCCTGCTCGTCCACGGCGAGCTGTTGCGGACCACGGGGCACCTGCATCCCGATCGTCGTGCCATCGGGCTGCACCTGATACACCATACGCGAGGCCGGGGTGATGGCCCAGCACGTGCCGTCCAGCCCGGCGGCGAGCACCGACGGGAAGTCGGGGAGCGGGATGGGGGTGACGGTGGGCCCGGGCAGGGTGAGACGCGCCAGCAGGCGATCCCCCTGGAGCGCCACCCAGAGAGCCCCATCGGTGGCTTCAGCCAGGCTGCCCGGGGCGGCCCCAACGACGATGGGCGGGCTGCGGTCGGCGGTCGTGGTGAACTGATACACCGCATCGCCGGCCTGGTCGGTCACCCAGCAGGTGCCATCACTGGCCACCAGCAACGCCGTCGGTTCCGTGCCGCACGGGATCTCCTCGACCAGCACGAGAGGGCTATAGCCGGTGAGGCGCGCGACGGTGCCCTGGGACGGGAGCGACACATAGAGCGCCGCGGCGGGGCCATTCCACACGACCTGAAAGCCCACGCCCGGCAGCGGCACGCGCTGAAAGCCGGGGCTCGCGCTCTGGGTCTCACACTGCCCCAGGGCCGGGATCTGCCCCAGGGAATAGGCGAGGGTGGTCACCCGGCCGTCCTGGGCATTGGGCCGGGCACACAGGCTGGGGTACCCGGTCAACAGGGGGGTCTGCTGCGCGCGCTCCTCCTCGGTGCGGGGGTCAAGGTCGTCGACCACCAATGCCCCGGTCGAGGTGACCATGGCCAGGGTGCCATTGGCCCGCTGAATGGCGATGGCGTCTTGCCCGGCGCTGCTCTGCGCCCGGGCCGTGGCGGCCGGGGTGCGATTGCCGGACTGGGGCTCGTCCACGAGCCCGACGTGCAGGGGCGTCCGATCCACCGGGGTGACGGCAAAGGGATCATACTGCACCGCAAACCCGGCCCCGGTCAGGGCCGTCGGGCCCGTCGTCCAGATGGTCCAGAGGGCGTGATCGGTGGGCAGCCAGTGGACGAACTGTGGCACGCCCAGGGCGTCGACGGTGGTGGAGACTTCAAAGCGCAGGTTGGGGAGGCGCCCGGTGGGACCCAGATCCAGGGTAAACCCGACCACCGCGGTGTGGCGGTAAGCCGGCAGGGCGCCCGGGCCGACGTCCGCCAGGCTTTCGGCAAAGGCCCAGGGTTCCTGGGTCGCGGTGCCACGGAACAGCACAAATTTCTGCAGCTGATCGGCGCTGGCTTTTTCGTAGAGGATGGTATCCGGCGGGTCCAGGGTTTCCGCGCCCCCGGGATCGCCGTTGGGTTGCCCGGCACTGACGTTCCATCCATCTGGCTGTGCCTCGTCATAGAGTAACGTGGCATCGACGTAGATGCGTGTCAGGCGATTGATCGGCCCTTCGCACAGGGCCACCATGCCGTGGCGGCGATAGGTCGTGGTGATGGTCACTTGCTTGGGGCCGCCAAAACCGCCCTTGCCACTGTCCGGGGCGCTGCTCTCGCTGTGCTCGATGGCGAGGGGCGGATAGATCCAGATGAGGTTCCCCCCGAGGGGCCAGACGCCGTAGACGATGGGCTTGAAGACGCCCAGCGCGGCGCTCGTAATGGCAATGTCGGCCACATTGTCTTGCCGGTTCACAATCGGGTCGAGCGGGAACGCCACCTGCGCCACCACGGCGCCGAGCAGCGAGCCGACGGCCAGGCCGAGCTGGGGTTGGCCAAAGTAGGCCCCAACCGCAAAGCCGACAGCCGCCGCGCCGAGTTGCACTCCCTGGCGTGCAGACACTCAGGCATCCTCCAGCATGGTGAGCACCATCACCGTGGCGACCATGGCCAGCAAGCGCCCGTGCAACGGCTGCAGCAGCACCCGGTTGGTGTCGTCCCCGGCGCGCGCGTGCAGCACCTGCTCGCCAGGCATGTAGAGCCCGAGATGCCCACAGGGGCGCCGCGGGGCCCAGCGAAACACCAGCAGGTCGCCGGGGCGCCGACTGCTGAGCGCCACCTCGCGGAGCGGAAACTGCCGCAGGATGGCCAGGAGCTGCTCATCGACATCCCGGCGCTTGTGCAGATGCCATTGGTCGGTGTACAGCTGGGGGGTATAGGCCAGGTCCACCAGCCCCAGGCCTTTGGCGATCCCCAGCGGCAACCCGACGCAATCCGTGGCCACGCCACGGGTCGCCTGGCCGTGCTGCCAGGGGGTGTCGAGCCAGGTCAGGGCTTCGGCGATGACATCGGCACGGGTGACCATGAGGGCTCCTCAAAAGCTCACGGGACTGTTAAACACTTCCTCAGGGACCGGGACATGGGGAAAACCCTGAAAGTTGATGCCGTTGTTGAACTTGCCGATACAATCCTCCTTGAACCGCTTGGAGCACCCGACCTCCAGCAGCACCGTATCGCCCACCACCAGGGCAAAAGGGAACTCCTCATAGAGCGTGAACGTGAGGCCGCTCTGGGTGCGGATGTCGTGTGCCACCACGCCGACGTTGGCGCCGCTCAGGCACTGCACGTTGCCTTCGTGAAACCACCCGGCGGGCGCGGGGGTGCCCTGCGCATCCAGGAGGGGCTCGGTGGTAAAAATCCGCCGGGGGGCCTGGGGGTCCACACTGGCAAGGGTCCCCTGGTAGGTATAGCCGTTGCGGCGTACCACGCTGCACAGGGTGGTTTCTGCGCTGCCGGGGAGACTGCCTTGCAGCGTGAGCACATCCGCCTCGACCGTGGCGAGCACATAGACCCCGTCGTTACTGACGGAATCCTGGATCTCGATCACCTGGCCCGGGGCAAACCCCGACTGCGCCATGAGCAGGCCAGGCACCTGGAGGGTCGCGGGGGTGATGCTGATCACCCACGTGGCGGTCACCGGCACATCGGCCAGCTGGACGCCACAGCGGGGACTGCCCAGGCGTACCGGACAGGTGGCGGTAAGCACTTCGCCCAATTTGCTCTGGAGGAACTGGCTGGGGCCGCGGACTTCCAACGTGGCCTGGCCATCGCGCCGGGTGATGTTGCCAAGGACGCCCACCGTGTGCGGCAAGATCCCGGCCTCGGGCTGCTGCGGGTCAACGTCAAAGACCCGCACCGCGGCCAGATCGTAGCGCCCGGCGTCGATGGCATGGGCATCGAGGCGCGACAGGAAGAGGGACACGTCTTGATTGCCCACGGTGAGCCCCTCGTGGGTGTCCATGGCGGCGTCCCGCACGCCCCACAGGGATTGATAGCGCAGGCCCTCGACCCAGAGATCACGGGTATGCCGAGTAAACGCCAGCACCTCGCCGCGTGGGGTGATGATCTGCCAGCAGCGCGCCAGCATATTGGCGGGCGCGGCGAGCACAGTCTGCAAGGCGTCGGAGATGACTTTCATGCGCCACCTCCGGCCAGTACCGGGGCGGTGGTGAGCACTGGGCTGCCATCGAACAGGCGCAGCGTGGTCTCCAGGGGAATGGTCGGCCGGGGCATGGCACGCAGGATGGGCGAAAAGGTGGTCATCCCCAGCGGCACATCCTGGAGGCGCATGCCGCCTTGCTGACTGTGCCAGACGCCCACCGGGGCATCCAGGGTCCCCAGACTGCCCAGCGTGGTTGGGTCCAGGGTCCAATGGCCAAGGATGCCTTCGGCAGTATACGCGGGGGTGAGCCCGAGTTGATAGCGCGCGGTCATATACTGCAGCATGGTCTGATGGATCTGAAAAATCCCTGCCTCGATGGCCGGGTTTGGCGGGGTGAGCAGCGAGGGCAGCTGTGGCGGTCCGGCGATGAGATGCCGGACCATGAGGCATTCATAGAGCATCCAGGGGCCACCGCCTGCAAAGCTCACCCCATCGCTCGCCCGCTGGCAGCCCAGGAGCGGCTCGCGGCCATACACATTGTGGGGGGGATCGACATACCACGTGGGCGTGGGGCCTCTGGTGACAGACCAGCAGCCTTCGAGATCCATGATGCCATAGCGCTCAAACCATCCCTCGCTGAGTCCATTGGAGGTGAACAGGCGCTTGCCGTAGGTGGATCCCGAGCAATACACCGTGGCCGTATTGACCACACAGCTCAGAATCAGCACGGAGACGTCGGCGCTTGCCACCGGCAGCCGCTGGTCCGCAGGGCCGTCGATGTGCGCCGTATTATCCGATGACAGCAGACCTTCCAGGCTGTAATAGCGCGTGTGCGGATTGCACGGGTCATTGTGGATGACCGGGAGCGTCCCGCCGCTGCCAGCACGCACCAGGGGGCGAAGAGAACTCGTCCCGCCCTCTTCGAGCTGGATCTGCACGAAGGGAATATACGGTCCCGGCAGGTCGGCAAAGGTCTCGACGCCCCCCAGATCCAGCAGGATGCCCGGCCCGGCATGACTGAAGACGAGGCCGACCGTGAGCACATTGATGCCGCGCAACAGATTATAGAAGGTGTAGGTGAGGCCAGGTCCCAGCGCGAAGCGCATCCCACTCATGCCGGGCCCCTCGGTATGGCCAAACTCGAGCCCCAGGGGCGGCGGCGCCGGCGGGGCCACGGCCACGACGCCACAGCCCAGGGTGGCGGTGATCGGACGCCCGGTCTGGCCGGCGTGATAGGTGATGGCCACGGGTTCCTCCGTGACCGCGGTCAGGGTGAGGCCAGTCACGGTCGCCACGTCCAGGGTATCCAGGGTGATCTCTAGGGTATCGGTATCAAAGCGTACCAGGGTGTCAAAATCGGCGCAGGTGGCGGTCACCACCTGCCCGGCGGCCGGAGCGGTGGCAAAGGTCAGCAGGCCATGGAGCGGATCGACGGTGACGCCGCTCGTCTGCAGCACGGTATCCACAAAGACCTGCACCGGGGCGACCGGACGATAGAGGCGCCGGGCCATGATCTGGCTGCCGGAGACATACTGCTTGACGAGCGGAAAAACCGTCTGCAGGCCATCAGCGGTGCCACAGAGGGCGGGCTCGGTAAGGGTGTGATCGCTCGGGTCCTGGACCTGGAACGAGGCATAGCGGCCACGACGGGCCCAGAAAAAGGCCAGGAGCTGTTGCATCTCGGCCCAGGGGCGAAACTGATAGCCGGTTTCAGCGCTGAGGCGACTGCCGGCGCCGACATCCAGCCGTTCGGTCACCTCGGCGTCGCCGGTCAGCACCAGGAGCCGATGCGCCGGGCCAAACAGCGAGCCGAGCGCCATCGTCGGCGGCAGCCGGACGGCGACGGTGGTGGGCACCAGGTCCTCGGCGATCCGCACTGGGGCGCTCGCCGTGCCCCGGTCTTCCTGCAGCAGCAGACTGGTGCGAAACAGGCCAACATCGAAGAGATCGGTGGGCATTTCCTGGGCCACGAAGCGCATGGGCAGGTCGTAGATGCCGCTCCAACGCACCTCCTGTCCGGTCATAGGCGGCGTCTCCAGGGTGAGCACGCCGGTGGTGCCATCGACGGTGAAGGCGGTCGTGGGGGTGCCGGCAATGGTCACCGTGACGGTCGCAGGCACGGGGAGGAAGACGAGCCGCCGCGCCGTGATCGTCTCGCCCGGATAGCCCGACTGATACGCCTGCACCAGTTGAAAGGTGGTGCTGGCGCCATCGCCCTCACCGAGGGCGACATCCTGGGCGGCGTGGTCGAGCGGATGGCGCAGGCGAAAGCTGGCCCCGGCCCGGGCGCGCCAGAAGGCCACCAGGGTGTCAAAGGTGTCTTGATAGATGAGGAGCGGGGCCAGATCGAGTTCCCACAGGGGATCGAACCAGGCACAATGGCGTTGCTCGCGTGCGTTGCGGGTCTGCGCAATCTCGGTGTGAAACCGGAGGCTACAGCGCAGCCCTTCTCGCAGCGGCAGGGGAAAGTCCACGTCATGAAAGAACGTCAGGGCCATCGGCTACCTCGCGGGATGGGGGAGATGGTTGCGTGCCCGGGTGCGTTCGAGGGCGGTCAGGATCTGCGAGCCAATCTGGCCGGCACTGCGCCGGATGGCGTCGGCCTCCTGCCGCGTGGTCACGCCGGGAAAGTGCAGATGCACCGTGGCACTGTCGCCGATGCTCCGCAAATCCTGGTTGGAGACCACGGTGCCACCGCGCCCGGGCACAAACAGCTCGGGGCCGGCTTCGCCGACCAGGTAGGCACGGTTGGAAAACACCGGCCCGCCGTGTTGCCGCAGCGGCAGGCTCCCAATGGACGTCAGCGTGGCCACTGCCGGGTCGCTGCTGGGCGTGCCGCCGAGGGCGCCGAGCCCCAGGGTGACGAGCTTCTGGCCCCATTCGGTAATGGTCGCTCGGAGCGCGATCCGCGCCAGGTCGGCAATGATCGCATCGGCCAGGGATTTGAAGTCCATCTTGCCGGTGGCGACAAAGTTTGCCAGGCTCTCCGAGAGGTTATCGAACACGGTTTGCCCGATGTCACGGATCTGCTCCATGGCCGTGTTCAGTTTTTGCAGGCTGGTAACCTCCTTGCTCTCCGCCTCCGAGGCCCCCAGGACCGCCAACCGATACTGCATGTACCCCTCGGTGCTCAGCCGCAACTGGGCCGACTGGTCGCGCAACCCACCAATCACCTCGTTGACACTCTGCTGCTGCCCACGGCGCATGTCATCGAGCGTACTGGTCGCCTGCAGGCGCTGACGTTGCTCCAGGAGGCCGGCAAGGTCCTCTGCAACGATGGCGCGGACGCTTGTGGGATCTTTGCGCATCGCGTCCCGAAGTTCCCGTGCCGCGGCCGTTTGTCGTTCCATGCGGTCCAGGGAGGTGCGGGCTAATTCCTCTTCCGACATCGTGAGGGCATTGACTTCGTTCTGCGTTTCAATGAGCAAGTCGATGTAGCGATCTTCGGCCGCCATGCGTTCCTGGTCCACGATGCCTTGCTGCGCCGCCCTTTTCATCTCTTCGAGTTGCTGGTGCGCCCGGGCCGACTTCTCCCGGAGCTCCTCCATGCGGGACGTGGCGGTCGTGGTCGCCGCGGCGGTCGTGTCCATGGCGTCCGCCCCTTCGTCCCCGAGGCGTTTTACTTCCCCGAGAACCTTCGGGACATAGTCCAGGGTTTCTTTGGGAAGGGGACGTCCCGTCTGCTCGGCTTCGAGCACCCGCCCCGGTCCGGCATTGTAAGCGGCCAGCGCCTTTTCCATGTCCCCATTGAATTGCTTCAGGAGTTGCGCCAGGTACTTCATGCCGCCGCGCAGGTTTTGTTCGATGTCGAACGGATCGGTCACGCCCATCGCCCGTGCGGTCGGCGGCATGAGCTGCATAAGCCCCTGAGCGCCGGCTTTACTGACGGCGCGGGGGTCAAAATTGGATTCCTGCTTCACAACCGCCTCGACCAACCGCGGGTCCAGGCCATACTCTGGCGCCAGGCGCTCAATGACCTGGCGAATCTTCGCCCGCTGCGGGCTGATCGCGGCCGCCGTTTTCCCGACCTGGTTCTGGAGCTGCTGCCCCTGCTGCTCCAGTTCGCGCATGCTTTTCTCCAGTTGCTGCGCGAGCTGTTCTGCCTCCTGGATCAACTTTCCGATCGCGGCGGCCGTCTCCTCCATAATGGCCTGGATGGACTGGGCGGACTGGGGAAACTGCTGCATCCGTTCAGTGGCCCGCTTGGTGAGCGCCTCAACCTCCTGGTAGCGGCGGTCAATCTCTTCGGAGAGGCGTTGTATTTCCCGCTCACGCGCGTTCACCTCGGGTGGGGCCGTTGGGGTAGGCGTGGTGCGGACTTCCGGAGGCGGCACGACATCGCCCGGACGGGGCTCACCGGGCGCCAGGCCCCCAGTGCCGGGGGCTTCGGCGCTCCTCGGGCGCAGGAGGTCCATCCCGGGCACGAGCTGCAACAATTTGATGAGCCAGCTCTCGTTACTTTTCAGGAAGCTTACGAGGTCTTTCACGGCCTGCGTGATCCCTTTGATGCCGTCGGTCACGATCTCCAGAGCCCCCGATTGCGCCAGGGTCCGCTTCAGTTCATCCCAGGCGGTGGTGAGCTCCTTCACCGAATCGGTCAGCGGCATCGCCGCCTGTCCCGAGGTCTTCCCCATCTCCTCGGCCAACCGGGGGAGCACCACCGTCGTCACCAATTCGCCCGATTGACTCATGCGGTCGAGTTCCGCCCGGGAGACGCCCATGGCCCGGGCCATAGCGTCCATGATGCCTGGGAACTGCTTCAAGAGAGGGACGAGATCGGTCACCGAGATGGTCTGCTGGTTGATCAATTCGGTGAGTTCTTCAAACACGTTGCCGAGTTGATCTTCCTGCACGCCGGTGGCGCGGGCCGCGCGAATGAACTGTTCAAAGATGCGCGTGGTGTCCTCAAATGAGAGGGTGGTGCCGCGGCTGGCGGTTTGCAGCGCCGTGAAACCCTGGGCCAGCACCGTGAGGCTAAACCCGGTGGTGCGGGCCGTTTGTTCGAGCAGGAGGAGTGCCTGTTTGGCCCCGGCCGCGGAGCCCGTAATATTCAGCAACCCCTGCTGGACCCGCTCCAGATCCAGGCCGCTCTGGAAGATTTTGCGCGTTGCGTCCAGGGCCGTGGCAATGCCGGCCTGCGCGGCACTGAATTTCAGGAGTTCCGTGGTGAGCCCCCGGATCTGGCCCCGAAACTGCGTCGTGGCCCCACGGAAACCGCGTAACGAGGCCTCGGCTTTGCGCATACCCTGGTCAAAGTGTTCTGTCCGGGCCACCAGGCTGACGATGAGGGAGCGTAAAATCGCCATGCGCGTTTTCCACTCAAGAGTTTTTCAGTGGCATCCGATATGTCCTTTAGGACATAATTGCTTCAGGAGGGACCAGGATGAACCCCCACCAACAACATCACACCAAGATGGACGCTGCCACGTGGCGCTTGCTGAAACAGATCGCGGCGCACACGGGCGAAAAACACTATGCGGTACTGGCCCGGCTGCTCGCCCAGGAATGGTCGCGGCTCACACCGTCACCGCAGAAAGGGACGTAAATGTTTTCGAAACGTCGGATCATCCTGTTGCTCCTGGGGGCTATTGTTTTCGGCAGCTTTTTCACCACGGAGGACTTGCGGCCCTTCTCTGCCCAGGCCGGGACGAGTACCGAGGCGCAGGCCCGTGCGGCCATCGAACGCTTGCGAGAACGCACCACTGGCGCTCCTGAGCAGTCACCCCCTCCCAGGACGGACATGCGGAAGCCAGAAAGAGAGGAGAACGCCTTGCTGCCCATGATGGGGCCATTTTGTCGCTCCCTGAGCGATCTGGCAGAAACGATGTTGCAGATGCATCGCGCCGGGTTGACCTTCCCAATGCTGCGGCAACTTCTGTTCGTTACAGGGGAGTCTCCGTTGTTGCACGCCGGGGAATTAATTCTCTCGCACATGGCTCAGGTCATACCAACGTGGTCTCCCAGGCGCTTTGCAGTCCACATCCAAACGGACTGCCTCAGATATCCCAGTCTATGGGCCGGAACCATCCACTATTAAGCCTCCGTGGTAACGATCTTCCCCCCCGAGGCCAGCGCCAGCAAACTGAGAATGCGCTGCTGTTCCTCCACCGTCTGCACCGGCTCTGGTTCTGGCGGTCGGGGCCGGAACGTCGGCATAAACTCCCGTGGGCGATACGGCCGGGTGTTCTTGCCCCGGTTGACGTTGGCGATGGTCGCGGCGACAATCCCGGCTCGCAGATCGCCGCGCTCTTCTCCAAACGGTTCGAGCAATGCATAGGCCTGCCAGCCCACGAATTCCGCACTATCCACCGCCTGTTGACACTGTCTGACCGACATCCCGAGCGCCAGCGCTAAACGGAACCAGAAGCGCCGTTCAGGCTGGCGTTCGATTCCCCCAGGAAGGTCTCCACTTCGCCGGATCCCAGCCGGTTCAAGCGCCAGGCCACATCAAAGAGGCGCTCGATCGGCCCCGACGCCTTGGCGGCCAGGGCGTCCACGTCGGCGAGCGTAAAGAGATTGTGGCCCTCCGCATTGCACACGGTGAGCACCGCCAGGCGGGCCCGCAGATTGCGCGGCGTTGGGCTGGAGCCGAAGGAGTCGTCACGGTAGGCGAGCGCCCACTGCTCGAACAGTTCGCGCTCGCCGCCGGTGAGCATGCGCACATACACGTCGCCGCCCCATTCCTCCAGATGGACAAGCTCGCGGCGCAAATCGTCCGCCCCGAGAATCATGTCACGGGAGAGAAAGCCCATAGGTCCTCCTACGTCGCCGGGGTCATCGTCGCCACGCCGGTGAGTTTCACGGTGATGGTAGCGCGGATAATTTCTTCCACGTTATCGGTAATTTCAAAGCCGACGACAAAGCCGTTGGTATCCCAGTGGGAGGCGGTGAGGTCGCCGTCGATCAGCGGCCAGGTAATGACAATCGGCTCGGGCAGGGCATTCAGCGGTGGCACCGAATTGTCCGGGTCAAAGTTACACTCCAGCCGGAGTTCCCCCAGGTCGGCCAGTTTGGGCGGGAAAAACTCCGCCCCGCCAATTTCGCCCGGGCCAGGGATCGCACTCAACAGGTGCGTGGCCGACAGCGAGGCGCGTGCCATGCCAGTCCAGCTAATCGTAATAATCTGCGCCGTGAAGCCGCTGGTTTCAAAGGTAATACTGGTACCGGTGCCGACCCGTACTGGTGCGCCTGGCATACGCTCCTCCTAGTCCCGCCGATGCCACATCTCCACGTCCATGGCGGTGTGAAAAATGCCTTGTTCGGAGCCATCGGTGGGTGGCTCGTAGGAATCAAATTCGTTGATCACGGCGCAATACTCCACCGCCACGCCGGCCATGGATCCGCGGTAGCCATCGAGGGCCTGCCGGAGCGCCTCGGTCACCTGCTCATTGTCGCAACTACTCAGGGCCCAGCTATCGAGCTGCATGGTGAGGTGCGCCAGGTCGGTCACCCCCACCAGATGGCGGTCATTCAGATGGGTCAGGCGCTGCATGGTGACATAGGGCTGCACCGTGCTGGTCGGCGCGGCCTGCGGGTAGACGTGCGTCCCGATCACCGCCACCACCGCGTGATGCGTCGAGAGATACTGATAGAGGGCGGTTTTGATCGAGATCATACGTGGCGCATGGCCTCCTCGATGCCTCGGGCCAGGGTGCGCACCATGCTCTCGCGCTGCGTGTCAAAAGCCGGGCGCAAATACGGCCGGGCGGGCATTTTCGACGTCCCAAGCTCTACATGGGCTGGGTAATACCACGGATGCGTGGCGGGAATCTTGAGCGATGCCCGCGTGCCGGAGATGACCATCATGCCGAGCTGGCCACGGCGGCGCTTCAGCGCCCGCAGGCGCAGGGTGCGCGCCAGCAGGCCGGTCAACCGGGGTGCGTTGGCCCGCGCCGCGGTGAGCACCGGGCGCAGCGCCTCCCGAAAACTCTGGCGCAGGAGTTTCCGTTGCACCACCAGCGGGAGCGCCTTGAATTGCCGGTTGAGTTCCTGATCCCCGAGCAGGGACAGATCAAACGCCTGTGCCACTACAGATTCTCCATCGCCAGAAGGACCGTGGTCCGATTGCGTTCATCGACGTGCTGGACTTCCACGGGATAGAGCGGGCGGTCCTTGAACAGCAGCCGCTGCGTCGGCGTGAGATCCGGCTGATACCGCAGAATGACCCGATGCGACAGCCGGGCATCAACTTGCTGCGCCAGGAAGAGCTCCCGGCCTTGCAAGGGGGACACACTGGCCCACACGGTAGTCAGGGGTTCCCAGACCTCGACCACGCCGCCGTGCGCATCGCGATCTTCGCGTTTGGTTTCAATGGTCACCCGATGCCGGAGGGGTCCTGCCTGCATACGTGACTCCTACACCGCCACCTGTTGGCCCGAATTGGACAGGGACAGTTTGAGCGTCCCACTCGCCGCCCCCACGCCGAGAATCGACGTATGCATCCCGGCCACCAGTTCCGCCACCGGCGCAATCCCGCCCGGGGTCCCCGAGAGGACGTAGATCATGCCCACCGTCGTGCCCCCCAGGGTGATGGTGCCGTTGGTTTGAATCCGCAACGGCTGGCCCGTGCTCGCCGCGTGCAGCGCAATCCCTTTGACCGTGGCGAGCTCCACCGCGGCGTTGCTATCGGCGAGTGTGAGTTGTTTACTGGCGGTATCCAGGGTGACCGCCTGCCCGGCAGTAATCGCCGCACCGGCGATGCCTTGATAAAACACCGCCCCAGGGCCAGCAAGGACCGCAGTAGGGATAATGACGAGATCAGGCATACGGGGCTCTCCCCTTAACTAATGACTTCCGCCCTGGCTCCCCACAGGAGCCGCCAGGCCGTCGTATTGTCCTGCAACCGCACCTCTGCCTGCGCCTCCGCATGTTCGTACAGATCGGCCATGAGGAGCAGAATGGCGGCCCGTATGCGGCCGGGGACGTCTGCTCCGGTGGCCCCATAGCCCGCTTCAAAGGTGATCTGCGCCGCATCAAGGGCCGTACTCGTGGGCGGAATGGTCGTCACGTAGAGCCGCCCCGGTTCACTGCTCGTGTCCACGGTATAGGCGCTCGGATCGAGCACGGTCAGCACCCCTTGCGGGTCGCGGTACTGCACCTGCATGACCGCATGCAACGGCGGTAGCGGCAGCACCATGACCGGCGCGAAGGCCGGGAGCGTCAGCAGGTACGTGGCCACGACGAGTTGCCGCCGGGTGAACATTTCGACGTGCTCCCGCGCGGCCTGGATCTGCATCTGCACCAGCGTGTCATGCGCCTCGGTATCGAGCCGCAGATGGTCCTTGGCCTCCTGCAACGACACCGGCTCACTCGCCGGGGGAATGAGCAGCGACAGCGCCATGCCGGCTCCTAGTTCGCCAGGGCATTGTTGAGGCGCCCATCCTCATACCGCGCCCCGGAGAGCAAATACATGCCGGTCAGCAGATCGGCAAAGGCTCCCGGCGAGGCCACATTGACCCGCACACAATCAAAACCGTTGTTGATGTCCAGACTCTCCGCCGCCACTTCGATCAAATGCATCTGGTTGGCGCTGCTGGGCAGGTTGAAGGTGTTACCCGTCACGGCCGTCTCGACATAGCCGGTCGCACCAGTATTCCAGGCCTGCTGGTAGCGCTTCGTGAAGGCCAGCGGTTTGGCCCCGGTGCCCGACACGTTTTGCGCCTGGGTGAGCGTCACGGCCGGCGTGCCGCCAGCCCAGGCGCCCTGGTTGAGGATAATGGTCAGGCGCCGGTAGTATTTCAGGCTGATCCATTGCCCGGTCTGGGCGGCGCCGGTGATGTCAAGCGGCAACAGGGCGCCCACGACGTTAACCATGGTCCGCAGTTGCATAGCGTCCTCCTTGCCTATTTCAGCTCGGGGGCGTCCACGGTGACAGCCAGCGAGGCCGCCGTGGGACTGATCACCGTGACCGTGAGGGTATCCTCGACCGGCACCACCCCGGCCCCCAGATCGGCATCGACATGCATGGTGATGAGCGAGTCTCCCGGCGCACTGCCTGAAACGACGTAGGCACTGAGATCATCCACCGGGGCAATGGTGCAGGTCCCTGAAGTCACCGTGAAGGTGGCTGCGCCATCGACCGGTGCCGGGTTGCCGGCCTCCGTCAAGGGCTGGACGTGCACCAGGATTTTCTCCTCCGTCGTCAGCGTGGTGGTACTTGGCATGGGATCATTTCCTTTCTAGGGTCTGGCCGCGAGCGCAATATACGCACTCAGCGTCGCGGTGCCATGGTACGGCGCCAGGGCCTGACTCAGCATGGGCTGGGCATCGACGCGAAACACAAAACGAAACGCCGTTTCGTCCCAGAGGAACCGGACATGGATGCTAATATCCTCTTCCAGCCCGCCTTGCACACCGAGCGCCACGAAGCCCAGGTTGGCCAGAATAATATCCCCCGTCGTCCCCAGCGTCTGGCAGTATTCCACCGTCTGCAGCGGCAAACCCTTGAGGCGCCGTTGCGGGGCCTCGGCAACGTTGGGCCATCCCGTTGGGGTAGCGAGGAACACCGGAAAGCCGGCGGTACCAATTTGCAGGTTGAGCATTTCTAAGGCCGGTTCGACATCTTTGTTGACGAACCAGCGTGCGCCCTGCTCGGCCCGGGGGTGCAGCCGGGCATACATATTGTTGATGTTTTCGAGCACCAGCAACTCGGTCTGGCCGCCCTCAGCAGGGGTGGTGACCAGCGCCGCGCTATTCATGATCCCCAGCGGTTGCCCAACGCCGGTACCAAACAGGATGGCATCGTTGACACTAAACATGATCGCCTCGGAGGCGGCGCGGCGAATATAGGCATCGAGTGCCGGGGCGTTGCGGAGCAATTTATCGGTGGCATAGACCACCACGGCCAGTTCCTGCGGTTCCAATTTGAGCTGCTTGGTGCGCGGAAAGGAGGCCGTTTTCTGGTCCGCTTCGGCAATCCAGTAGGCCTGGCAGCCGCCATAGCGCGACGGGCCAATACTGTCGCCCGCCACCGGGAACGTGAGGCTTTCACCCACCACGGTGAACTGTTGACACAGCGCCATCAGGTTGTCCGGCGAGGCGTTCACCACATCGAGAATCTGTTGCGAGAAGGCCGGCGGCACCAGCGCCCCGCCCTGGGTGGGATCGCCCTGGTTCATGCCGCTGGCGGCGGCTTGCATCTTGAGCAAACGCTCATCAAACAGGCCGCGCCCCGGGATGGCCGCCTGATAGATCGTGGTAAAAAAGTCCCCCATCGAGGCAAAGCCGCGCTTGGGATCATCGAGCACCCGATCATGGAGGTGCGTGATGCGGGCGAGGGGGCCCTGCGTAAACGTGTTGAGCGCCGACGGGGCGCGGTCAATGCCCTGGCGCCGTTCCTCCAGAAGCAACCGCCGGGCCGCCTTCTGGTCGGCCTCGAACTGGTCGATATAGTCCTTTTCGTAGGCGTCGGCCTGGGCAATAAGGCTATCAAACTCGCCCTTTTCCTCATCGGTCATGTGGCGGCCCTGATCGTCTGCCTGTTCGATGAGGGCTTGAGCTTGCTGCTGCAGGCGCGTGCTCTCGGCGCGGAGCTGATTCAGGTTTTTAATGACCTGACTCTTGGGGACCTCGAACGTGGTGCTCATCGGGTGCTCTCCCTTCTGGGATGCGTCAGGTCATAATGCCGACGCTGTTGTGCCCGCAAGGCCAGTTTGGCCCGTGCGGCATGATGGCCCGCGGCCGCGCCGGGCCCTCGCAACGGCGCGGCCACCCCGCGCCCCTGCCGCAACTCCTCCAGCGTCTGATCCAGGCTCTGGACCGCATCGAGGAGTCCCAACCGCCGCGCCGGTGCCGCATGGTGCACGCGGCCATCACTGATCACGGCGAGCGCCTCCCCGGTGAGGCCCCGGCCGCGCTGCAGACTGGCCAGAAAATGCTGATTGATCGCCTCCACCCGCGCCCGCACATAGCCCAGCGCTTCTTGCGACACCGGCGCGCCATCCACTCCCAGGCCCTTGTAGGGGCCGGTACTGACGACATGCACGGTGATGCCCAGGCGCTCGAGCCGTTTCGACGAATCCTCCAGCACGGCCATGGTGCCAATACTGCCAATTTCCGCCGTCGCGTTGGCGCTAATGCGTCCCGCCTGCGAGGCCACCCAATACGCCGCACTCGCCCCCAGGTCTTCAATATGGGCCACCACAGGCTTCGTGTGACGTACCCGCCAGACATCATCGGCGAGGTCCTGGACGCCATCGACATGCCCGCCGGGGCTATAGACCTGGAGCACGATGCTCGAGACCTCGGGATCGCGGGCTGCCTGGCGCAAGGCGTGGCGGGTGCGCACGGTGCTGGTGCCGCCAAATTTCGAGTCCCCTTTGGTCATCGGGCCCGCAATGGGGATGAGCGCCGTGTGCTCCTCCATGGTATAAGTCCGACGCTCCCGGGCTTCGAGCGTCTGGTGCGCCGCCCAGAGCGGGAGATGCCCGGCCTGGAACAGCGCCACCTGTTGCTGAAACCACAGCGGCTCAATGGCCCAGATGCCGAGGTGATTCGACCAGCAGGCCGCCGTGGTGCCATCGGCGGCTTGCTCGCCATGCGCTTCGCGCCATTGGCGATGGCAGACGGCGGCGCGTTGCTCCTGATCGGGGAAATCGGCGTTGGCCGTGTCATCGCCCATACAGCGGCTGAGGAAGTCGTCGTGCGTCTCGCCCTCGCGGGGGGTTGGGAGGGGCATTAGTCCTCCTCCTCTGGGTGCGTGCCATTGCCATTGCGGCCGGGGAGGACCGGGAAGGGCGTCTCGGGCTCCTCGGGGGTTTCCTGCTCCATGACCATCGCCAGTGGCGTAAAGTTGTTGCTGGCCACGAAATACTGATCACCCTGCGGCCCGAGACTGTTCATGTTCTCCAGCTCGCGAATATCGTTCGGGCTGATGGCCCCCACCCCAAACAGGTCCTTATAAAAACTCGCCCGCGCCGCCTGGTCCCCACGCAAGAGTCCCTGCACCGCATGCTCGGCGAAATACGCGGGCTCGTCCGCGAACAGTTTGCGCTTCAGCTCCTGCTCCCACCGCACGAGCCACGGCATCAGCGTATCGGGCACGTATTCCAGGTTCTGCTGTTCCATATTGGAATAGGTCGAGTCGGTCAGATCGTGGATTTTCGACTTGGGCATGCGGAACCAGCGGCACACTTCCTCGACCTGGAACTGCCGGGTTTCGAGGAATTGGGCTTCCTCCGGCGGAATCCCCAGGCGCTCGTACTTCATCCCCTCTTCGAGGATCGCCATCTTGTTGGCATTGCCCGGGCCGCCATAAATCGTCTGCCACGACTCCCGCAGGCGCTGCGTGGCTTTGTCGGAGAGCGTGTTGGGATGGGTGAGAATGGCGCCAATGGTCGTGCCATTGCCAAAAAAGGTGGCGCCAAAGGTCTGCGCCGCCAGGGTCATGCCCAGCGACTCGGCGGCCAGGCGCAGCACACTGTAGCCCTCGTAGCCCTCCGCCCCGAGTCCTTTGATGTGCAGGACGTTTTCTTGCCGCAACCGCTGCACGCCGGCCCGCGACCCGCCGGGCACCGTGAGTTCCCCGCCGTACACGTCATACACCAGGCGCCCGTCATCATCGCGGCGCACCTGGACCCGGCTCGGGTGGATCGGCCACAGGGATTCGACGGTGCGGCCGTCCCAGAGAATCTGCGCATAGCCATTGCCCCAGGCCAGGGCGTGATGGGTGAGCGTCTCGCGGAAGGTCATAGCGGACATATCAGGGTTGGGCGCATCATGGAGCAGGGCATACGCGGGGTGATCGACCGCGCGTTCTTTGCCGCGCGCCATGCGGCGGTAGGTATGCAGCGGCAGTTTACCGACATCTTCGCTGATGTTGCGCAGGCAGGCATAGTAGATCGGCAGCGTCATGGCCGTCACCGGCCCCACCGCAATGCCCGCACTGGTGCGCATGCCGCTCGCCCAGGACAGGAGCCAGGCCGAGGGCGTCTGCAGGTCACTCGTGGTGCCGCCATTGCTCTGGGCTTTGGGGCGGAGCCAGGGGATCCAGCGCATACAGCCGTCATATCCTCAGCAGGGAGGACACACGGCCGGGTGGGATAAGTGTGTCGTGGACGACTAAGAGGGTAAGTGAAGGGTCAGCTTGGCCTTCACCGAGCCATGGTGGAAATGAATTTCAAGGGTGCCGGTGGGATAGTGACAGATTTGCTGCTGATGTTCAAGTAACACTTGAATGATGTGTTGAATCCTTGGCGGCGTCGGCGGAGGAATACTGTGCCGCGGTGGTGGACTCTGCTGGTCCATACCCCCTCCCTATACGCTCACCAGCCCCCGCTCATCATACACACTCCCCTTCGCCTCCGGTCGGACCATGACTCTCCCCAGGGCCATCAGCGCGGCCACGATCGGATCAATCTTATCGGCGCTCTTGTCCTTGTCCGGCTTCAGGTTCCCCGCTGGATCGCGCCGCACCACACAGTTGCCCGCCGTCCAGCGCACCAGTGTGGTGCCGCCATGGTGGAAGGTGCCCCGGTTTACCAGCCGCTCCAGTTCCTGCGTCGGGGCCGCCATGGACATGAAGCCTTGGCCAAAGGCGCAGATCTCGAACCCATCCTTGATCAAGTTCTGACAGAATTCCACGCCCTGAAACAGCCGATCTACCGCAATCTCCTTGATCACGTAGACGTCGGCGAGGTCCTGGATACGCGAGCGGATCACCGCGTAGTCGGTTTCGTCGCCCTCGGTGGTCTCCAGCTCACCGCGCTCCAGCGCCTCCAGATACACCGGATCGCCGTTGCGCGCCCGTTTCTTGGCGGTCTCCTCCGGCACCCAGTTATACCACAGGGCTTGATAGACGTCGTCCCCCTCGGGAAAGAGGAGACAGAGGCTCGTTAAGTCCGATGTGGCACCTAAGTCCAGCCCGGCCCAACACTCGCGCCCGCGTAAGGCCACGGCATCGACCGCGCCGGCGCTGGCGTCCCATTTCTGCAGATCCAGCCACATCGACACCTGCTGGGTGCGCACATTGAGATGCAGCCTGAGCACCGTCGGCAAGTAGCCGGTGGTTTCCTGCGCCCGCTGAAACTCATTGCGGAGGTAGGCACGGGACACGCTGACGTCCAGGTTCGGGTTGGCGATGGCCCAGATCTGCTCCTGCTGGTACACCGCCGGGTCGGTATAGTCGAGGTCCGCGCCCTCCCAGGTCAGCGGCGCTTCATAGATCACCGGCAAAAAGTCCGGGCGCTGGATCTGCCCATCGCGAATGCGGCAGGCCAGCTGATACTGTTCGTTACAAATACTTGGGCGGTCATAATCGGCCGTGGTGAGCTGGATAAACAGCGGCTGGCGGCGGTTGAGCGAGGCAAACGAGGTGCGCACCGTATAGAAGAAGTTGCGACTCTGCTGCACGTGCAGCTCGTCGATAATCGCCAGGTGCGTCGTGTCGCCATGCGCCGTCTCGGCATCCGTGGCCACGATGCGCAGGAAGGAGGCTTCCTGCTCGATCACAATCGAGCGCGATTGCCCGGCGGTGGCATTGCCGCCATAGATCCGACAGCGGCGAGTCAGGTCGGGATCGCGCTCGACCATCCCTTTGGCATAGCGGAAGAGCTTCCCGGCCTGCTCCCGATCTCCAGCGCCAATATAGTTCTGCTGCCCCACTTCGTCATCGCAAAACAGGACCGCCAGGCCGATCCCGGCACACAGCGGCGTCTTCCCATTCTTCCTGGGGACGTACAGAAACAGCTCGCGGTAGCGCCGCACCTGCCTCCCACGCTCATCGAGACGTTGCCAGCCAAACAGGTTGGCGACAATGGCCTGCTGCCAGGGTTCCAACACAAAGGGCTCTCCGGCCACGGCGCCTTCGATGTGCCGCAGGCATACCGGGAAGAAGCCCAAAAACTTCTCGGCCAGAGCAGGGTCGAACCACGCATCGTGGGCAGTGGCTTCCGGGTCGTAGCCCGGAATCGTTCCGAGTACCTGGCGCCACGCTTTGGTGAGCGGCTTACGCCTGGCGGAAGAATTTCGCTTTCTGGTCGTGGTCGGCATGCGGGGCCTTCTCCACCTGCAACGCAGTCCGCGCGCTGGGTGTCAGACCAAAATGATTCTCGATGCGGAGGAGTTCCGTTGCCAGGGTACTGGCAAGACGCACCTGGGGATACAGGTCGATCTTGAGGAGCACGCGCTGTCCGTCTTCGTCTGGCTCACTGTAAATTGCGCACACTTCGCCATGGCTCTGAATGAACTGTTCCATTTTCCGCCAGCGGATCGACAACACGCAATAGCGCGCGAGCGCCTGGCGGTCGATGCGGGTCAGAATCCCGAGTTCCACGAGTTGTTTCGCGAGCGTGCGAAACAGGCTTTTACTGAGCGGATCAAGCCAGGCAGGACACGGCGGCAGTTCCACCGTGGGCTGCGGTTCGCCGTGGCGCGTTGTCGCCAGCCAGGAGCCCCGAAGTTTTAAGACCTTTGTCGGCGTCGGCTTCGGACCACGAGATCCCATAAACACTCCAAAACCCTTGAAAAAATGTGCACGGCTGCGCGCGCCGCTCGTAGCGCGAAAGCCCCAGGTTTTTGCCTCCCCCCTCCACCACCCCTGTCAACGGGGTGCCGGGGTGGGAAGGCGCCGCTCAGCCTGTGACTTGCGCTGATGACACGCCCGGCAGAGCGCTTGCAGGTTGCTCTCCTCCCAGACCAGATCGGGCCGCTCCCAGATCCCGACCCGGTGATCCACGTCGGTCGCTGGCACCACAGCCCCCGTCTTCGCATGCGTCCAGAACGGATCGGCGCACAGCGGGAAGCGGCTCAGGATGCGCGCCCGCAGGCGACGCCACCGCATGGTACCACGGGGGTCTGGGCCATGGCGAGCGCGACGCTCCTGGGTATAGCGCTGGTCGCTCGCGGTACGGGAGCGGGTGAGTGCGGCATGCGAAGGGGGACGCCAGGGCATCGGAGACTCCTGCTAAATACCGTTATCTTGGCCTGGTAGCGTACTACGTGCGTGCACATCGCGCAAGTCTGCACGGTACGCTCCACGCTCACCCTGCCCCCTGAGCACCCGCGCCAGCGCCTTCCAGGCGTCTGCGCCGCGGCGGCGTGGGCCACGGTGTCGGCGCTGTGCTACCGCTGTGCTACCGCGCACCAGTCCTCTGCCGCGTTTTCCCGTGCTATATCTCATCCATACACCATCAGGCGTGCAGCATAGCATACAACACACGGCCGTATGCGAGACGATGCGGGTGAGGCGCGGCGCGAGGCTCTCCGAGACCGGTAGCACGGAAACTTCAGGTGAGACGTGGCGGAGCATTGCCTTCCTGCTACCGTGGTGCTACCGTAGCAGCCGAAAAAAAACGGCACGGCAGGAGTGTCCCTCTCCCACCGTGCCTCACGAGTCGCCTCACTGCCAGGAGACCCGTTCGATGAGCATAGCACCCCCCGTGCGCCTCAGCAAATCCACCGTCGATGCCCTGACGCCCCGTGCCACCGAGTATGTCCAGTGGGATAGTGTCCTCCCCGGCTTTGGCGTCCGCGTCTACCCCAGTGGCGTCAAAACCTATCTCCTCCACATCCGCGTCCACGGCACCCAACACAAGATACGCCTCGGACGCCATGGCGTGGTGACCGCCGACCAGGCGCGCTACGATGCCCGGCTGCGCCTGGCCGATCTGCAACGCGGCCTCGTCGTGGATCGCACCCCACCGCCCCGCACGACGTTTGCCGAGCTCGCCGCCAGGTATCTCGCCGAGCATGCCGCGACGCGCAAAAAGCCGTCCTCGCAACGCCTCGACCGCACCAATCTGCGGCTGCATCTGCTGCCCCGGTTGGGGCCGCTCCTGCTGGAGACCATCACGCCCCAGGATCTGCTGGCGTTGCACCACGCCATGCACGAGATTCCCGTCATTGCCAACCGGTGCCTGAGTCTCGTGTCCACCATGTTCGGGCTGGCGACGCGCTGGGGACTCTACGCGGGAGACAATCCCGCTGCAGGGATTGCGCCCTACCGGGAACGCCGGCGGGAGACGATGCTCACCGCAGCGCAGCGGCGGCGCGTCCTCGAACTGCTCGATCAGTTCGCGCATGACCGGCTGGCCTCGCCGGCGGTGCTGGCGGTCATTCGGGTGCTCTTGTTTACCGGGGCCCGGCCTGGGGAACTGCTCGGGCTCACCTGGGATCGCATTGCCTGGGAGGCACGGCTCATCCGGCTGGCCGATTCCAAGACGGGGCCACGGGTGCTCTACCTGAGTGATGAGGCGTTGGCGACGCTGGCCGGGTTACCCCAGGCCAGTCCGTGGGTGTTTCCGGGGCGGGACGGCAAGGCCCCCGTGGTGAATGTGACGCACACCTGGCGCACCATCCGGCGGCTGGCCGGGCTGCCCGAGGGGACACGACTGTATGATTTGCGCCATACGTTTGCGAGTGTGGCGGCAGAGCAGGGCGAGTCGTTGCCGATGATTGGCGCGCTGCTCGGGCATACGCAATATGCCACGACCAAGCGGTACATCCATCTGTTACATGCGCCCGTGGCGGAGGCGGCGAGAAGAGTCGGGAAGGCGGTCAGGGGGGAGGATCACGACGCCGAGAGCCGATAAAGCACGGTAAGCACCCCGCCCAGGGTGAGGAGCATCAGGGCAATGAGCGTTGAACCGATCCAGGTCACCTTGCTGTCGAGCGCGCTCACTTTCGCATCGACAACCGCCATGCGGCCTTCGAGCGCAATCATGCGGCCATCGATTGACCCAAACCGCGTCTCGTAGTTGGCCACGGCTTCAGCGGCTTTGCGGGCTTTCGCTTCGTCCACCTGGGCATCGAGCAGGGCATCATAGAGTTCAGCAACCAGCAGGGCCATAGGATCCTTTCATACAGAGACGAAGATTAGCTAAGCATGGACACATACTCGGCAGCAATAGCGGCGAGATGATCCATGGGTTCGTGTTTCGCCAAGCGGTAGACCATCCCCACAAGTTTGACTTTCGTCTCGATCTGCACGTCTTTGTGCTGGCGGAGGACTTCACGCTCCACAGCCACCATGACGGCCTGAAGTAATTGGAGATCATCCAACAGGATGGACGATTGCACAGGCAGATGGCCTGCCGCTGGCGTGGCCTCTCCCTCTCCAGTCATCGGGCCAACACCCATCGCAAGCCAATCCAACCGCACCCCCATACTGATCGCAATCGCCACAAGATGATCCCGCCTGGGCTCCGCCTCGCCTTTGATCCATTTCCGCACCGTGCTATCACTCACGCCAACTTTTCGACTGAACGCGGTCACCGAAACAAACTTTTCGACAAGATACTTCACCCGTTCAGCAAATGACTGTTCCACTGCAGTACTTGCGGCCATGGGGCAAATTCTCCATTGCTTAGGCACGTGCATATACGCACCTGTCCCCCAGAGGCACGCGTTTTTTTCAATCGCTGGTGTCTTTTACGCTTGACGCCGAACTTTTGTACGGAGTATTATGTCCATGACAATCGTAATGTTTGACCCGTATCGCCTCTATAGAACACTGTGCGCTGCTCAACGGTAAGTATACATGACAACTATGGAAATGCCTACCAGTCCGAAGCATCGTGCCTCCTGGCTGCTGTATCAGCTCTCCATCCATGGGTCGAGTTTTGCCGACATCGCCAAAGACGTCGGCGTCACGCGACAGGCGGTGCGCAACGCCGCGCTCTTTATCCATTCCCCGCGTATTGAGCTGGCCATTGCCAAAAAGATCGGGCGCAAGCCCGCCGATCTCTGGCCCGAACGCTATCCCCAGGAACTGGGGCGCCGCAGAAAGACGCAGCGATGACGCCCTGGCCTCTCCCCTCCCCTTACCTGACCCCGCACGAGGCGAGCGCGCTGACGGGCTTTGCCGTCTCGACGCTGGCGCACTGGCGCACGGCGGGCAAGGGGCGGGGCTACGGGCCACCGTATGTGAAGAAACATGGCCGCATCCGCTACCCCGCCCATGACCTGGAGGCGTGGATGCGCGAGGGCGGGGTCCATCGCACCACCTCAGACGCCTGAAAGGGTCGCTATGCCTCGCCAGCTGCCCGGTCCCCTCCCGTACGCCCCGCCCCGCGGCACGCGCTACGTGCTGCCGTGCCATCTGCTGGGGCATGGCGGGCTGTATGAGTATGTCCTGATCGACACGCCTGGCGCGGCCAGGTGGCTCATGGCCGATGGCTATGTCTCCTGTGTGACCCATCCCTTCCTGGCCGCGGCGCTGGAACACCTGACCGGCGTGGTGTTGCCGCCGCCATGCCGCACCTTGCCGCTGCTGGGATATCACGATGACGCGCTCATTTTCCAGATCGAATCGTACGAGACGCTGGAGCGGCAGACGACGGGGAATACGGCACGCGTCGCCAGGATGGTGGCGCAGGGCGCCTATAGCTTTGGGCTGCTGAGGAGGCTTGCATGAGCTGGCGCCGAGAGCATATCGATACGATTGTGGCCATGCTGGAGGACTTTAATGACGACGCCTTTGTCATGGCCGTGCTGCAAGTGATCCGCGATCCCGACGAAGAAGCCAACCCTGGGCTGCTGTTTCACCCGGTGGTGCTGCAGCGCCTGAAGCGCATCCGGCGAGAAAACTTTGTGCTGTTTGCCGGGCGCTTCCTGCCCGGGCTCCGGAAGGAAAAGCACGTGTATCTCCCCGATCTGTTTGCGGCCATGACGGCGCTGCCGCAGGCGATCGACCCGTTTGCGTGGCGCGATGGGGCGCGGCTGCTCGAGGACCCGATGCAGCCGGTGGCCTGGCTCGTGGACGGCCTCATTGCCGAGGGCTTAACGATTCTCGGTGGCACCCCCAAGAGCGGCAAAAGTTATCTGGCGTACAGCCTGGCGCTGGCGGTGGCGCGGTACGGGCACTGGCTCACCCAGTGGGAGGTGCCGACCGGCACCGTGGTGTTTATCAGCCTCGAAGACGACGAACAGGATACGCGCCAGCGGCTGCATGAGCTCGATCCGGGCTTGACGCTGGAGGAAGGGGCGCTGCGCTTCATCCATGGCGTCGATAACGTGCCCACCTTCGACGAAGGGTTGCTGCAATGGGTGCAGGAGATCTGCGAACAGCATACGCCGCGGCTGCTGGTGATCGATCCGCTGTCGTATCTCTACGCCCCGTCCCAGGGCAAAGGCCATGACCTGTTTACCGAGATGCGCCAGATGGTCTTCCCGCTGCGCTGGCTGGCCAAACAGCACCACTGCGCCTTTGTGGCCCTCGATCACCGCCGCAAGCGCAGCCGCGACGACGTCAACATCTTCGATACGCTCCATGGCAGTATCGCCAAGCAGGCGGTCGCGGATGCGCTCTTGATGGTGGAACGCCAGGAGGAGGAGTTGACGCTGGCGGCGCTGGTGCGGCGCGGCAAGGATGCCACGCACCACCTGACGATGCAGTTTCGCGACGGGCAGTGTTGGCTCACATACAAGGGCCAGGCGTCGGGCAGTGGGGACTATGGGGACATGCGGCAGAAGATCTATACGGCCCTCATGCAGTACCGCATGCCCATGAGCATTAAAGAGCTCATGGCCGAACTGGAATTGCCGGACAGCCGCCAGATGTATCAGCAGGTCCATCGCATTTGCATGCGCGGCGTCAAAGCCCACGAACTCGAACGCACGACCCGAGGCGCCTTCGTCCTGGCCACCACGCAGGAGGATGGACGATATGCGTGACGAC